ATATTCCCTCGTGCTGTCTATCGTTGGTTGCAAACTTCTCTCCAAGCCATAGCTTTAAGTTTTCAAATTGTGAATCTGACATAGGTTTATTTCTTTACTTCTTCTTCTTTAGGTTTCTGTGCTAGCCCAAACTTCTCTACAAAATATAAAGCGTGTTGTGCAGCATTTAAACCACCAGCTTTTGTAGCTAGGTCTAATAGTTGTACTAATGTTTGCTTTTCTTCTTTGGTTAAATCTTTCATACTTTTATTCGTTTAGCTTATTAAGTATCGCTTCAGCTATTCTTACTTCTAGTTGTTGTTTGGCTTTTATACCCTCTAAATAACCTCTTTGGTTATAAGCCTCTAATAATAATTCAGCTCTTTCTTTCATCTCTGTAGCATTTCTTTCGTTATAGTCTTTAGCGTTTTTTCTGTCCAAAACTTCTACTGAATTACCAGTATCAGCGTCTTCCTCTATTTTGAATGGTGTTAGTCTTACATCACCATTTTCTTGTGTGTCTAATTTATATCCCATATATTTATTTTAAATTGCGTAGCAATCTATTTAACTCCCTCTTGTCTTGAACCCATTGTATCTAATGGTACGTGGAAATCTGCTGCTAACAGATAAACATCTGCACCGTAACTATCTTCACTAACATCTCTTGTAAGTGAACATAATAATAATGAACTTATATTTTTACTTGTTCCAGTTATTGTGCCAGCTATTTCTCCCAAGTAATGAGTGTCATCTACTTTGTTTTGTACATCGTAAGCTACAGCTACAGTTGTAGCGTTTGGAATTGCTGCATCTATATCTGACCAAGCGTGTGTGAATGACCAAGCTACATTCTCTGCACCTGCACCTGCTCCGTCTGTTTCAATAGCATAATGGATATGAAACTCTATATCTTCACCTTCTTTATATTTATGAGTAAGCTGTGCTGAAAAATATATAGTATGGTCTGTTGTGTCGCTAAAGGCTAATACCTGACTTCCGTGATAATCTGTCCAAGTCGGTGTTTGTGTTGGATGTAATCTTACTGCATTAAGATTGATTTGTTGGTCATCCCATACAACTTCTTGAAGCTCCACTGTCTTGTTTGTACCACAGTCTATTAAGAGGTCAGAAGCAGCTACTAATGAAGTATCTATAATTCCATCAGTACCATCATAACCAATACCCATATCTTGTCCTGCACCCATTAGTATTACACCTTTTGTAACAGCGGTAGGAATAACCTCATAATCAAATTCAAAAGCAAATACTCCACCATCTGCATATATTGCATAAGAACTATCACCAGCAATTAAAGTATCTGTTTCACCAAAACCATTAAAAGTAAGACCAACTTGATTTATAGAACCGTGTCCACCAATAGCAGTACCACCAATTTGTCTTTGAGCACCACCAGTTAGTATTATCATATTCTCTGTAAAATCAACCATATCTGATATTGGGTCTCCACCAAAAACTAGTTCAGTAAGAGCACAAGTAGCACCAAGTTCTAACCAATTATAAGTAACGGAAGCAGTGTCAGACTGGTCACTACCAGGAGTATTCACAGCCACAAAGGCTCTTGATGGATTACCAGCACTTGTATTAAAAAATTTATAAGTATCATTATAATCAATAACGTGAGCTGGAACACCAAGATTAAACATCTGTAAATCTCTATCATAAGCACCCCAAGTAGGTAATAATCTAAATGCCTCAACCACCCTATCTGAGTTCATTGTAGGATTAACAAATAACCCAATAAAAGGAGCACCACTAACAGTAAGATTAAAGTCCATTCCTACACCAATACCTGAAGCAACAATGGTTCCTGTTAATTTTATAAGTCCAGTCGCAGTATAAGTAATTGAACCGTCTGTTGGCCCAACAACAAGTTGTGGAAAAGTACCATTTTCTATTCGTACAAAGTCGTGAGTAGTGCCACCAACAAGAACATTAAAATTTATATCACCATCCTCATTAGGATTAGTAATAACTAAAGTATCAGAACTATCTGTAATGGTATGGTCTATTGTACTGTTTATGTTTACTACACCGACATTAAGTAAGTCATTTGTAGCAAGGTCTACATTAGTATCTATAGTATGTCCTGCTGTTGACCAAATAAGTTGGTCTAAGTCGCTATGATTCTTTGTACCCAAATCAGCCAAGTCATCTCTGATTTGGTCGAAAGGTGGTGTTATTGCATTAAATACTTTTTTATCTGCCATAATTAACTATATGAAAGTGAGGCTCTATTGTCCCACTCGTTATCAAAATCACAATCTCCATCAGCCCAATCTATTGTTACATCTGGACTTGAACTTGTGTCTATTCTTCTTATTCTCCAGCTTGATACTGAAGTTGCTGTTCCAGCTGCTGCCCATCCTTGATAAGAAATTCCAGCACCTCCACCATCTTCGTCATATATCATTGCCCAAGTGTCTCCTAAAACTTCATTACCATTAGAATCAAACTGTGTGATATTTAACTGAGAGTTTGAATTGCTTGATACTCCAGATTCTAGTTCTTCTAATGAAACCTTAAAGTTTCCTCCGTTGGTTGCTCCAAAGTCTATGAATGTTCCACCAGCTGTCTTACCAGTAATAACAGACTTTACTAGCTCTGCATCATCGTCATCTATAATTGCATCTGCAATTCTATGTGAACTTGGTTTAATGTATGTATGTTTTATTAGTGTCTGAAGTCTAAAAGCTCCTTGTGCTCCAGCACCATTAGTGTATTTCACTCTGTAATACTGAGCTACAGGTTGAAAACTGAAAGTCTTCTGTGTTCCAGCTGGGATTGTGAATACATCATTACCATCCCAATTAGTGCCATCTGATGACCACTCTACTGCAAGTCCGTCAGCAGCTGAAGCAACATTAGAGAACACGTTAATCATTATGACTGCTACGTGAGTAATATCTACTGCTGTTCCTGTAAATGTAGCACCAGCTCCCAATGTAGATGTACTAGAGTTATCATCGTCTACGTGTCCTGTTGTAAGAACAGACAAAGCATTATAACCATCGTGAGTAATAACATCACATCTAGCATCAGAGTTGTGGTCTTTAATCTCCACAGCACCTATTTGTATATCTGATTCCATTGATACATTCAAAGGATTGTCAGAATCAATATAACCTGATTCATTCTTTATCGGACCAGACTTACCACCACCACCACTAGAGCCTCCCATAACAGGGAACTTCATTGGTGAGCCATCATCATTCCTTAACTGAACTGGGAGAGGCTTCTCTTTGCTTACTCCATCTAGTTTGACAGGCATATTACCCTCTGGCCACTCTAAGTTTGGTATCTCTGGAAAATCAGGAATGCTTACGTTGACGTTGGCCTTAGGTACCTTGACGGAGGGCATTTTAAGCCCTTGTAAGCCCTTCTCAAGCGTTTTCTCTAGCTTTGTGGTATCTATGTCAACTTTAACATCAGGAATGCTTATATCAGGTATTTTAGGAGCTTTTAATTCAGGTATTGTTATGTTAGGTTTCTCTAGTTTAAGCGTACCAATTTTGTCTACAATAGAAGACATACCAGATGTAAGAACTTCTTTCTGGTCTTGAAGTAGAGAGCTAGTTAACTTAGTAACTTGGTCTCCCATTAACTTAGCCATCATAGCTCTATCTTCCTCAGCCTTCTTAGCCATCTTCTCTTCTTGAAGTAGCTTGTCTAAGTCTTGGTCTAGTTTTTTTAATTCATTTATTCCCATTACCCTACGCCTAATGTTAAAAGTGTTGTTGGTGTTGCTCCTGATTCTACCGCAGCTGAAGCACTATACTCTACCCACAAATAAGGTCTATAAGCTACAGTAGCCTCGTTATTATAATACCAGTCCGAATAGTTTGAACTTGTTATTCCAGCAGAAGTATCATCTATATCTTTATCTATTGCTGTCATTAGTGTTGTTATTCCAGCAGTATCTATTGCTGCTATTCCAGTTGCATTCAATACCCATTCATAAGGGTCACCTGCATTCAAAGCTATCAAGTCTGCAAGGGTTACATCTGTAGATACTCTATCCCAACTACTTGGTGCCCAATCTGATGTTGCTAATGCTGTAGCTGATGCCTGTGCTGACTCTACTAATCCCATAGACAATGAATCGGCATTACCAGTATTAGCCTGTGGTGTGTGTAGCCATAAACTGGCAGCATCTATTGTTATTCCTGAATCTGGAAGCGTTGATGTAGTGAAAGGGAAATAACATCTACGAATATTGTATCCTTGGTCTACATAGGTATTACCATCATTATCTGCACTATCTGCACTTAGACCAGAACCAGCTCTGGCTGTAGCCCAAGTCTTATTAGTAGATACAATGTCTCCATCACCACCATCAGCACAATAATATTTAGCACTTACAGTTCCTTGATAATAATTTGATATTTCTGTTGCTGATTTAGCCCTAGTTGTTACTTGAACTTCATCTATATTACCACCGAAGAATCTTGTATTTAGATTCTCTGCACCTAAAGCAGAGCCTTGTGTTGGTGTTCCAACAGTAACTGCCGCACCATAATATATATCAACACTATCTAAATATATTCTTGGATGACCAGAACTATCTAGTACAAGTGCTATATGATGCCAATCATTATCTCCAAGATTATCTCCAGTATCGTACCAAGCTACTCCGTGGTCTAGTAAGTAAATACTTCCATCTGAAGTTCCATTACCACTTATCATCACACAATATCCATTACCTGCACCGCCACCTCCTCTACCATTAGTAAATACTATTTGGTCAGATTGAGTATAATCAGTAGTCTTAAACCAAGCCTCTAATGTTATATTGGTATTAGCAGAAGACCATAAGGTAGTTGTACTTAAGTATTGACTACTTCCATTTAGGGTTGGACAACCATTAGCCTCTCCATCATAACCAGTACCTGTAAATGGTGTTGAACCACCATTTGTCAAATCATTACTAGCACTGGTCTCATCAGTAAGGTCAGACAGATGATACAAAACTACTGTATCGTCATCTACACAATGATTTATTTCTACTCTTGCCATATTATTCCTCTCTAAATAAAGCTGTTACTGAATAATTTGTATTGGAGTTATCTGCTGCTGAGTTCTGTACTGTCCAAGTAGCGTCAGCGTGGTCTTGAGGAATAGGGAATGTTGGTGCTACACCAGCAGTACCCTCAGCTGGAATCTCTATACTCATTTGGACTGTGCCACCAGTTGTTTGTCTTATATCTAAGTTAATAGCAACATCTGATTCATTAGCTCCCATAATATATACAAGGTCTCGAAACTTACCAGCTGCTCCAGCAAGTACGGTTACTTCTCCAACCTCATCTTCTGTTACATAAGCTGTCTTCATTGAACCTCTCAAAGATGTGGTTCTAACTGGCATTGGGTTATCACCTGAATAACCTATTCCAGTAGAATCTATGATAGTCGCAGCAGAAGTAGCTGTTATTGAAGAAACAGTTACATTATGGTCATCTGCCAGTTGTTTGGCTGAGGTAGCAGCACCAGTTGGTAATGCTGAACCTGTAACATTAACATCAGTTCCATCACAATCTACAGTCTGTATTGCTGGAAAGCCATCTACAGTAATAGTGTTACCACCATCTTGTATGTTTACAGCGGCAGCACCAGCTCCATTATCTATTGTTACGTTATGTCCGTCTGCTAACTGATTAGCTGATGTGGCTAAAGCAGATACATCTGTAGGAGTCACTGGTACTGGGTTAGAACCTGTATATGCTTCTCCTGTTGAATCTACTACATTCACTGCTTGAGTAGCTGAAGCTCCAAATACTACAGGTAATGGGTTATCACCGTTATATATATCTCCATCTCTATTACCAGGAATAACATAGGTTGTTGCTGCCGCAGCAGCTGTAATAGACCCTGTAATAGGAACTGGATTATCTGAAGTATTAGTAATCTTTACTTGTCTAGCACTACCACCACCACCAGATACTGACTGCATACCAGCATCTAAACTAACTGGCTTACCTTCAGCATCTCTAAGCTGTACTGGGAGTGGATTCTCTAAGCCATAGTCAGCAAGTTTCATAGTACCTTTAACAGTCATCTCACCACTAGGCCAGCTTAAATTAGGTATCTTAGGAAATGGTGCTTGTTTAGGTACATTCACAGTTACCTTTGGTTGAGGAACATTAACTTTAGTAGGTTGTACGGTCACACTAGGTGTAGGCACTGTTACCTTGGGAGCAGCTACGTTAATAACTGGCTTACCACCTTTCATAGCTTCTTTAACAGCAGGAACTATAAAGCTGGCAATATCCTTACTTACTGCCTTGAACAGTGTATCTCTATCACTCTTAAAGGTCTCAGCTTTCTGCTTATTAAGTCTGTTTCCTAAGACCTTGTCTGCTTTTTTAAAAATATCAGCCATATATTTATACGCTTAGTTGAGCTAGTTTATCTTGAATCCCTGCTTGAAGTTGTTGTTCTTCAGGGTTTACTTGTTGTGGTCCAGCAGCTTGAGCTTGTACTGTAGCCTCTTGTTGCTGTTTACTACCTTCTTCAATCTGTTTACGTTCCTCAGGAGTTACGTCTAGTAGGTCTACCTGTCTACCCATACCAATCTCACGTAATGCAGGGTTTGTTGGGTCTTGAGCCATAATAGCCATCCATTTCTGCATAGACTGTAGGTTGGCCTGTTCTGTCTCAGAGGAAGACCTAACTATAGGTTTGTAACCATCTTTAGACAGCCAATCAGATTTATATACTTTCTTCCAATATATCTTGCCAGAGGCAGCTTCTTTACTTAGTTCTAGGAACTTAGGTGCATTAGCGTGCATCAGCTTATCCCATTTGATAGCAAGCTCTGTCCAAGCCATACGGTAGAACTTAGTCATAGATATTGCACGTTCTTGTGACTTACCTACTAATATCTCTACTTCTCCTAGAGTCTGGGTAGAGCCTTCACCTTGTCCTTTATCAATAGCAGTAGCACCTGTACCACGTTCTACAATGTTTGTAATAGCACCGATAGCATCTAATGTGTCATCTAAACCGTTAATCTCTACAGGTTTAAGCACATTGTTGATGTTATCCCCAGGAGGTGCAGGTAACATAGCACCAGGGCCAGGAGTATAAGTAGTCGGTGTATAGCCATCTATTGGTGAATACCAGTGCATCTGGAAGTTCTTTAAGCTACGGTTTTCCACAAGTTGGGAGTACCAGATGTTAATAACTTTATTAGGAGTTCTTATTAAGTCAGCTACAGCATCAGGATATACATCATTAGTCTCAGGGTCTTCGTTCCATACAACAAATGGCCATTCATCCATACCAATAGCATCCATTAGCAGTTCATCCATTAAAACAATGGTATCTTCAGCATATACTACTACTCTACGTTCAAACTCTTCTTTCTTAGGGTTCCATCGTCTAGTAAAGTGTTCTGTAAGGTTAATAAGTCTGTCACCGCCAGCAAAGAAGCCAAAATCAGAGTGAGATATACCCATAGCTCTCATTCTATCCATCTTTTTCTCCCATTCTTCCCTATTCATAGCTGTTTGAGTGATGCCAGGAGGGCTATCAGCCCAAATCCTTAGCTCATCTTTACCTTTCTTGTCATATTTAGGGTCTGCCAGTATGTCTCTAACGTTCCTTAGTATGTTGTGATGTACTATATATCTAGCTGACTCTACTTCACCAGGCTTCATAAGTGGGTCGTGTAATATATCAAAGGTATCTAAAACATCTACAGATACACCAGCATCATAGATGTTTAGTTTCTTTGTAGATAAACCATAAAGCAAGACATTCTTCTTATCTAGTATGTCTATTAGCTCCATTTTGTTATCAATGGATTGTTGATTCCATACCTCTTGGTAATACAGTTCTTTGACTTCATCACCAGAGTTCTCTTTCCAGTCAACTTCAGGCGGGTCATCAATCTTAGACAAAAGAGTCTTAATGGTTTCTTTCATCAATGGAATATTAACAGCTTGTCGCTGTGTTAAGCGATTAGTCCTGACTTTATTACGATAAAGCTCATAATTGTCATTCCAGTCATCGTGCTTTCTCTCTTGGAGTTCAGCAGCTGACTTCTTTTCTGTTAACAACCTGGTCATTTCCTCGTCAATATCCCAGGAGTTTGTACTTAAGTTATAAGACATAGTGTTTTTTTAATACAAAAAGCGAAAGTAAATACTACTTCCGCTCATTCGCTTGAGTTAGGATATGTATCTATATTATAAGTCTTGTTTACATAAATGTCAAATTATCTCCTAGCTTTCCAAGGCCAGTAGTCGTGTCTCAAGCCTACAAAGTCACCATTAGCGTCAAAATGTATGTTAGCTGACCCATTCTTCATCCCAGAAAGACTACCCTTTTCTACTAAAGCACTAAAGATTTCAGCCATCTTAGCCACCTCTGTCTCTGTGTAATCCTCTTTTGTTTCTACTTCAAAGTAAATCCTCATAGTTTTGTTTTATTCATTTTCTTTATATTATATATAATCCCATCATACTTACTGTGACAACTACCACATAATAATAGCCATTCTTCACGTTCACGAACATAATTACCATTCTTATTAGCCCATTCTATCTTACCCTCATCTTTACCACAGTGTTCACAAGTGTATGGTTTGGGATAATTTCTTATCAGCCAGCTATGCAATCCTTTATAACCAACATTATCACCAGCCCAGTTCCAGTTATCTTTACCTTTATATTTTTGAAATGATAACTTGTGATTCTTCTTATGTTCTTCAGTCCATTTACCCTTAAACTGACAAGAATGAGAACAGAATCTTTTATTACGACTTGGATAAGCCTCAAACTCTCTCCCACACCTCAAGCAATTACCTTTTATTTTACCTGTTGTCTTTATAAATTGTCCTTGTTTATTCCTCATACCCCAATGCTAACATATTATGAAGAACAATACAAGTTAATGGCCCAATTCAGAATAATAAGTTGGTAAGGGTTGAGTCTGTGCAGGCATCTTGAACTTAGGTTTCTTCAAGACTGACACTAGCCCATACCTTACCGCATCCATAGCATCACTGAATGTATGCTCTGGAACGTTTAAAATGTTACCATCCTTGTCTGTATCCCAAAGATAGTTTCTATATGATTTAATTAGATTAACTGACCGCTTAGTCATTGATATACGTTGGTCTTGTACCAGCTGGATACCGTTACAAACAGAGTCTTTACCCTTCTCAGCTCCCACTATGTTGACACCATAGCTCTTTATCTCATCAATGCTCTTGGGTTCTGCACTGTCAGCTACCACTAAGGTAGGGCCGACCTCCTGGTCTAACAGTGTATCTGCTATCTGTTTGTTACTCATTCCTTTCTGGAATATAACCTCATCAAGTATATAGCCACCATCATAGTAGTATATAGCTACAACAGCTGTAGGGTCATTAGAATAGCCGAAGTCCATACCAATACGTTCTATCCTAGCTTGGTGTGGTAGTTCATCCATAATCTCCCAGTCCTTGTATATCTTACCCTCTACTTCACCTAGCTGGCCTAAGCCATATACTTTCCACCAGCCAACTCTACCTTTCCTAGACTCTATACTCCTAACAATAGACTTATCTAGTGCTTCGTTGTCTAAGTAGGTAAGTATCAAGTGTTCACAGTCTTCTCTAGGTTTAACATACTCATAGAACCAGAACTCGTTAGTAGGGTTCCAATCCAAGAATATAAACTCTTTAGTACGTACCTCTAGCTGTTCATAGGTCTCAAAGGGTATGTTATTACACTCATTGATGAATAGTCTCTCACGTCTAGGTCCTCTAACCTTACCAGGCTGGTCAGCTGAGAAGAACTCTATCTTGCTCCCAGTCTCAAATGTATAAGTATAATCAGTCTTATTCCAGTTAGCAGACTTGAAGTACTTGTGTTGTTCCATTATCAAAAGAAAGTCTCTCATTGACCCACGTTTAAGATGGGGAAATGATTCAGATACTATTGAAGTAAGAGTAGGTTCCTCGTCAGTCTGTGCTAGTGCTATCAGATACAGTACTATCGAAACTGTCTTCGATGCTGCTGTTCCCCCCTGTAATGCTCTTATCCTCTTCTTCATCTTCTTTATTCTGTTGTATGCTGTTGTTTTTACGTACATCGTCTAATGGTATAGGTTTAATACTATGTTGTAAGTCTATCTTTTGTGCTGGGAGTCCTTCTATGTATTGGAGTACCAGCTTTCTACTAGGTCCATCTAACATAAGAGCATCGTCTAACATACTCTCAATAAGTAACTCACCGTATGCTCTCTTCTGGTCAGGATGAACTTCAGCCAATTTGTTTTTAAGTATATTAAGTAAAGATACAGAACCAGCTGGTCTACCACTAGGATTAGCTGTACCACCAGGTAGTAATCTACCCTTTTCATCCCTTTTGGGCTTGTTATCCACTTGTTTAGCAAGTTCTTTTCCCATATCTATTCTCTAATTATTCTACGCATAGACTCCACAGCCTTATCTTGAGACTGAAGTCTATCTAACTCTTCAGCAATACGAAAAGCCAATTCAGTAACTTGTTCATCAGTTAGTAAACCTTTATCAAGCTCAAGTACTACTGGTTTGTCTTTATTCTTCATATATCTATTCTTTAGGTCCTGTTCCTAATGCTTCATCTATCTTTTCATCAGTTTCGTCTAAGTCTTCTTGTAACTTAATTAGTCCAAACATATTGTCTAACCCAGTTTCAAAGGTGTATTCAGCTTCAAACTCTAACATATTCTTAGCTTTGTCTACGTTGAATACAAATCTTAGTGGGTCTACTGTTCTTCCTACTTTAATATCTATATCTCCTTTATAGCCAGCTTTATCACATATAATCTTTCCAGCTTCTTCAGCAGTTAGTTCTTCTCCAGTTCCTATATTGTATATCTGTCTCCAGTTATCAGGAGTAGTAGTACAAGCCTTGTAGTTAGCTCTGGCTATATCCTTTACATAACAGAAGTCATTTGATTGTTGTCCGCCATATAATACAGGTGACATAAATGTTTCTATTTTCTTCAGGAATCCGCCAATTAAACCGTGATATCTCTTGTCTTTACCGTATAGGTGGCTGTAACGTAGGATTATCCAAGTGCTAGCGTATTGTTTGATGTATAGTTCTCCCAGCAATTTAGTGCAGGCATAGTTAGAGTTGCCTGATACTGGAAACTCTTCCGTTATTGG